ATGACCGTATCTTGGGCTGTGGGAATCCTGTAGCCATCAGATTTCTCAAAATAAAGAGCCTGAGAGTCACGGATAATCGTAGAAAGAACAGGTTTAATGTCTTCCTCTAGTTGTTTATGCCAGATTTCCAAAGAAAAAACCGAATCAATATCAAGCGAGCCCTGCATTAAGGACTTGCGAGATTTTTGCCCGTTCATTTTTTCTATAACAACTCGTTGCATGCGCTCTAAGACTCGCTCAATTCCTCGGTCAAGAATTTCTGTCCACCTAGACAGTGACGTCTCACTGGAATCATCTTTTGTCAGGATTTCAGAAGTGCTGGCGCCCATCGCCGCCATCCCTGGGGGCGCTCCACCACCCATAGACTCAAGAGCCATTGCTCCAGCCATCGTGGTCGGGTCCGGAGGAGGCGCTGCTGGCATATCAGGAGGCATTCCTGGCATTCCTCCGCCTGGGGCTCCAGGGGGCATTCCTGGCATCCCTGGAGGCATTCCCGGCGCACCCGGAGGCATTCCTGGGCCGCCTGCTCCTGGCATTGGCATCCCCTCTTGAGGAGGTGCCATTGGCTTCTTTGTATTGGCAATGGGAGTGAGGTTGGGGTTCATAAGAAGGCTGTCAGCCAAATCTGCCTCAACATCCTTGCGCCCAGTGCCAGTTCTATATTCGTTGACTGAAATGAGTCCAGCACGCAATTCATCCAGCAAATATCGCTCAACTTCTTGTTTCGCAATAATTAGGACTGGAACACTTGAAGTATCAAAATCAATATAATGCTCTGCGTCAAGTTCATCTAACGCACGGGCAATGACCTCAAGGTGCGGAGACATTGTTTCATTCCAAAAAACACGAATTTCTTCGCTTGCATTTGAAAACGTTCTGCCCGCAGCATTACCAATAACTGATTCCGGAACGCCGAATGAAGAAAGAATCTCTTCTTTTGTAATCTGGCGCATTTGAATATAGGCGGCGTCTCGTGGGCTTGATGATGTATCAACAAAGTCAACCCCATCATCAGCGGAAATTACGGTTGTTTGACCTACGCGACCGAGGTTGCCTCTGAACCTGTTACGTAGTTCATCCTTGTCGTCGTCATCAATTTCCCCACGTAAAACGAGCAATCCACCAGGACGACCGTCGTTGAGTAGGTAGTTTCTGTTGTATAACTTTGCAAGGTTTTCAATCTCAATGGCAATACCCGCTGACTCCATCGGCGTGAGCGAAAGATATGGGTCAATTGGGTGTGGTCTACGAATCCAGCACACATCCTCTGGCTTCATGATGACCTTGTCACCGTTGGGCATCAGTACTTCGTAGCCAGAAACAAATGTCTTTGGGTCAGGGATTGGGGCGGTTGACTGCGGGGGGAGCAGGTTTAGTCCAATTATGCCCCCATCACGTCCACGCACCTTTTCAATAAAGACTCCGCGCGTTCCTAGTAGGAGTTGTGATGAGACTCTGTACCTAAAGATAAAAGAGTTTTCACCAATATTAGATTTGGTGTTCAGGATGTCTAGTAAACCACTATTTTTTGCTGTCTTACCTTTGACAATCATTCCGTCAGGCGAGTTATCTTTTCGTAAGACAATAGGCAATCTTGCCTGGTTGCCAGCGATGGCATCGATGCACCGTGCAACCCAGGTGACCTTTTGCATGCCCTCTTTATAGGCTCGCTCAATATCCCATGGGTCACGATACCCTTTGCCTACGTACGAGGCATTTTGAGCAACCGTTCCACCCGGACCAAATGCAGATTTTTGCGCTTGATTTTCGAGTGATTTATTTTCAGTTTTGTTCCATGCCATAGTTAATCAGAACCCAGCAGATATCCGTATAGTCCGCAATTTACACCTGCCACGATAAGGGCCAAAGGCGGCAATAAAAGACCTGCTCCAATGGCCGTAAGCAAAATAAACAATACCATTAAACAATGGGCAGAAAAGGAACGGGTTATGATGCGTTCCCTTTGGAGGTGTATCCGTAACTTGATTAGCAATTTCGCGATGATTGTTTTCATATGCTATCGTGCTTATGTGCCTTGAAGTGATTCACGAGAGACAATCTAATACATTGCGAGCCGTTTGGAGTGGATGATGACGGACTGGAATAAAGTTCTCCAATTTCTGGAGCCAAAGCAACCATCGTTCTGCCCAGAAGAACCTTCTCTTACTCAAAAGGTTTTCCTCAGAACATATTCATTAGAGGCACTATTCGGAGGAGCGGCTGGCGGTGGGAAATCTTCCGCGTTGTTAATGTCAGCGTTGCAATATGTTGACGTTCCTGGCTATTCTGCCATCATATTCCGTCGCACCTATGCCGACTTGGCACTTCCCGGAGCCATCATGGACCGGTTTATTAGTTGGATGTCAACCGTTGACGATGTTCGCTGGAATGCGAACAACTACACGGCAGTATTCCCTTCCGGAGCACGACTTTCTTTCGGTTACCTAAATAACCAGCAGGACTTCCTACGCTACAAGGGTGCTGAATTTCAATTTATTGGCATGGACGAAGTCACTGAAATCAGAGAGTCGGACTACAGATATATGTTCTCCCGTCTGCGTCGTCCTGCTTCGGGCCCACTGGCTCAAGTCCCCTTGAGAATGCGCTCCGCCTGCAACCCTGCGCCGAACTGGGTTCGCCAACGATTCATCGTAGAAGGGCAAACTGAGGGTCGTATTTTTGTTCCATCCAAATTGTCAGATAACCCCGGAATTGATGCTGACTCTTACCGTACTGCCCTGCAAGCCCTAGACCCAGTTGAACGCCGTCGCCTAGAGGAGGGTGACTGGTGGGCAACAACCCTTGGCTCAATGTTCCAACGAGAATCCATCGTGATTATTGACCAAACTGATATTCCCAGAATCTCCGCATCTGCCCGCGCCGTCAGATTTTGGGACCTTGCCGCCACAGAGCCATCTCATACGAACCCGAATCCAGACTGGACTGTTGGGACATTGATGTTATTTGATGCCGGAATAGCCTATATCCTCGATGTCCGCCGAGCCAGGGTCCGAGGCGAGAAGGTGGAAGCATTCATTTCCCAAACTGCCTACGAAGATGGGGGTACGGTTGCAATCCGCATGGAACAAGAGCCAGGCTCATCTGGCAAGGGATTGGTTGACCAGTACGCGCGATACGTTCTTCCGGGATTTGATTTCCTGGGAATCAGGTCAACGGGCGACAAGGTTACGAGAGCGCGACCATTTGCGGCAGCCGTAGCCAACGGCAACGTGAGGTGCGTGCGTGGCCCGTGGCTAACAGACTGGCTAGATGAATTGTCAACCTTCCCCGAGGCATGCGACCACGACGACCAAGTGGACTCTGCCGTTGGCGCGTTCACACATCTTGCTGGTTTGGGGTTGCCTCAACGCAGGCGTGTGGGTATCATCGTCTGAAGATACCTAATACGGAAGGGGTTCCAATGAATGCACTAGAGCGCATTGCCGATATTCGGCAGGTTCTAAGCAACTGCATCGCCGAATCAGTGAATTCGCCAGACCTAGAGGTCTCGGAGATTTGTGAAATTTTATATGCATTTCGCGAACTCAAGAGAGATATTGGCATGCTAGACAGCGAACTTGAGCAGGCTGCGATTGGCAAGATGGAAGAAGACATTATTGTCCTCTCGTCGGGCCAACAGGTTGAGCGCCGAACTGGGGCAGACAGAAAAGCATGGGACCACAAGAGTCTCGCTTCAATCGTCGCCAACAGAATCTACGAATCATCCATTGACATGGACACGGGCGAGGTCTTATTGTCTCCAATGGAGATGATGGCGAAAATGCTTGATTACGCGGCACCATCGTATTGGCGTGTCGGTGAACTGGGGAAAATTGGCGTTTCGGCTGATTCATATTGCGAAAAGTCCGAAGGCAAAGTCAGTATTTCCATAACGTCCAAGAAGTAATAGAAGAAGGAACGGCTATGGCAACAGCAAAAAAACAACCGACCAATGAGATAAATGGAGACGAAAAAGTGCACAGCGAATTACCCGAAGTAACACATAACTACCTGCAGGAACGAATTGCGGAAGATGCTTTTTATTCCGAGAAGCGGGCCAAGGACGAGCAAAAGCGTAAAGAAGATGGTCATCGCCTTCTCATGGACTTGAGCGAACCCTTCCCTCCGGAAGTGGAGCGGGAACTTCGTAAGGGCGGTACGGCACTCACATATATCCCCGTTAGTGAAGTTATTGCGCGTCTTAATCGTTGCTTCGGCATTGCAGGCTGGTCTTCCGAAATCATTAGATGCGAACGCGACCCACTAGACCCCGATTTCATTGTCGCCCATGTTCGCCTAAGTACACACGGTGGCGATGGCTGGATGGCAGTGACTAAAGACGGTTTCGGAGGTCAAAAGATTAAGCGAACCAAAGCAGGGGAAATTGTTGACCTTGGCGACGAGTTTAAGGGCGCTGTTTCTGACGCACTCAAAAAGGCTGCTCAACAATTCGGTGTAGCCCTATACCTCGCTCGCTCTGATGAAGCACTCAGCATTGAGATTGAGCACGATATGGCGCAGTCACGACCACAGATTGACCCCAAGGTTGCTGCCCTGTGGGAGCAATTCCGAACACTGAGTGGCTCATTCAACGCCGAACAAAAAGCACAGTTGGGCCAGTTCTGGAACGAGTTTGCCAATGGCGCACCGAAGCCAACCCTAGAGACGGCAACGCCACAAATCCTCATGGCTCTCATTGAGGAATGCACAAGGATTAGTTTCCCTGGCTCACAAATCATCGTTGAAGAGTGATTCGTGACCTTGTCAGATGGTGTTGGGGGACCACCGTTCACGCCTCCCCCATACCTGTCCGCATCATCAATGGGGACCTTCAATCAATGTCCGTTAAAATTCAAGTTTAACAAAATTGACCAGATACCAGATTTGCCATCATCAGCGACACTCTTGGGCAACTTCGTTCATGAGACATTGGAAGAGTTCTATGCTCTACCATTTAACGAACGCACTATTGATTATGCCAAAGCACTAGCCCGTCAAGTTTGGGAAACCGGTGATTGGTCCAATAGAATTAAGGGTTTTGTTAAAGATACTGAGGTTAATCGGTTTCGCTGGTCAGCGTGGTGGTGCGTTGAAAATCTCTTCAAAGTTGAAGACCCTACGACCGTTGAGGTCAAGGGGATAGAGACAGAAGTTAACGGACTCATTGGTACCGCTACCGTTAAGGGCTTTATTGACAGGCTTGATGGCACAGAAAATGGTGTCTGTGTTTCTGACTACAAAACTGGCAAAACACCCCAGAAAAAAATATGGGTAGTGGATAAATATTTGCAACTCCAAATTTATGCAACATTGTTGAGGAATTTAGAGATAGCAGACGCCTCCGAGATTAAGTTGCTCTATCTTAAGGATGGGGCAATTTTCCAACATAAACTCGTACCTGAAGATTTTACGAATACCTTAAACTACGTTCAAGGCACATACGACGCAATACAAAAGGCATGTGAAACTGGGGTGTTTGCACACAACAAGTCTCGCCTATGTGATTGGTGTGCCTATAAGTCAATATGCCCAGGATGGAAAAAATGACAGATACTATTAGTGACGATGCCTTGGCCTATATGGTCGCAGAGGAAGTCAAAAACAAGTTGTCTCCCATGCAGCGCAATGTGCTACTTCATCGCGACAACTGGAGTAGGTGGCAGCGAGCGCTTATCGCCCTAACAGACAACCTCAACGAACAGATTGAGCAGATAGCGGGAGCAGAAGCCGAAGATGAGCGTCGGTTTGAGAACATAGGCAGCAAGCGGATGCAGAAAGAAATGCATGGAGCCTATGCGGACCGCCGTCTTCGTGTTGAAAGATTCTTATTTCACGTGAATAAGCGCTTGGATGAAGTCACTAAAATGATTGAGACAGGGGTAGCCCCAGAGGCCAGTCCATGGGAAGTGATTGAATTCTATAAGCGTGCAATTTATGAGCATCGCAAATTAATGGACAAGCACGACCTAGAGCCAACCCCTATTGACGAAGCACTATGGGCTTCTTTATCGGATAAATGGTTATTTGATAAGATAGACGTATCCCTCCTATAGCAAGGACGTACTAGTGCGTAGGCGCAGTAAAAAACGCGAAAAAGAATATGTAATACGCCGAGAAGTTGTTGAGCGTCTGCTTTCTGAGCGCCCATACTGCGAGGCATGCCCGAAATTTGCCAAACACGACGACAAAGTTTCGTATGTACGGCGAGGCAGTGTGGATATTCACGAAATTGTTAGACGGTCCCAAGGCGGCTCAATAATCGATGAGCCTAATCTTATGGCGGTATGTCGCGAGTGCCATAACCGCATAGGCCGTGAGCCCCAACTAGCCTTTGACCTTGGGTTGGCCAAGCATGGCTGGGAAAGAGATAGTTAAATCGCCATAAATTTGGATTGATTGTTCACTACGGGGGCCGTTTAATGTAGTAAAGTCTATTTGTCGTAACCAACACTAGACACGGAGAAAAAATATGAGTTCAGCAGTTCTTCAGTTCCAAAGCGTCGGAGTCCTCACCGCTGCTGCCGGTAAGGCTTTCGTTGTTGCCCCTTACGGTGGCACAATCAAGAAAATCTCTGCCCGAGTCGGAGCCACACCCGCAGGTTCAAGCATTATTGTTGACATCAACAAGAATGGCACCACCATCTTCACCACCCAGGCCAATCGTCCCACCATTGCTGCTGCAGCAGTTGTTGCAACTTTGGCCGGTACACCTGAAATCCTCACCTTCGCCGCTGGCGACCTATTGAGCGTTGATATTGACCAGATTGGTTCCGGCACTGCTGGCTCCAACTTGGGCGTTTCAGTTCTCGTGGAACTCGACGAAGAAGAGACCACCCCCATCACCATCGTTCCTGACAACCGCTTCGGCTGATAGTTTCGCCCAATAGCGGCACCGTCTAGCGGTGCGACAACCGAATTACCTTTAGGTACACAGTTCCGTTACCTTAGGAGTCACTAACGGGAGGGAGACCTCCCGTTTTTGGCATTTCCTGATGATACTGTTCGTGAATGGTTCTCATGGGTCTCGACCTTTCTTTGACGTCAACTGGCATTTCAATTAATGGCAAGACGCAAGCCATAGTTAGTAAGTTCAAAGAAACAAAACGTCTGGCGGATATACGCGACCAACTATCTGCGGTGCTCATTGAATCTGGCACGCAGGGAGTCATCGTTGAGGGCTATGCCTTTGCGGCTCGCAATTCTCAATCCCATAAAATTGGTGAACTTGGCGGCGTTGTTCGCTTGCTTCTTTACGAGATGAATATTCCATTCATTGATGTCCCACCCACCTGTCGTGCAAAATTTGCTACCGGTCGCGGCAATGCAGCCAAAACAGAAGTAATTTCAGCGGTATCAGCAAGGACGGGTTTGATTTGGTCTGGCAAGAGTGCCGACGAAGAGTGTGATGCTTGGTTACTTGAAGAGATGGGCTGGACATCACAGGGCATGGGGCACTATGATTGGCCTAAGTTGAGTATGGACTCTATTAAGAACGTGGATTGGTCACCCCTAATGGAAGTAGGTATTGTTCGTGGGAATACGTAATGGCCCCATTAGTCAAGTAGAGATTGAGTCCGAACTTCTGCGTCTTATTGACATGCTTGAAGAAGAGACTGAAGCATTTGAAAAACTTGCAGGAGATGCTGCCAAGAAGGAAGCAATCTATAAAGCAAATTGGGCAAAAGAATATCTCGCAGCAAAAGGCTCAATCAAGGAACGTGAGGCTTGGGCTGATTACAAGTTGGCCGACGAACACTTTGATTACAAGATTTCGGAAGCCTTAGTTAAATCCAAAAGAGAAAAGTTACTCTCTCTGAGAACTTCCATAGATGCAATGCGTACCCTGAACGCCAATGTGCGTGCTCAGGTAATGCCGTAAGGAGAATAATCATGAATCACAATGCAGACGAATCTCTATCCAATCTCTTGGTTGATATTGACACGTTGGTCCCATTGGCAGGGAACCCAAGAAGAGGGAATATCGACGCCATTGTCGCGTCGTATGCCGAATTTGGGCAGGTTAAGCCCGTGGTTATTCGCCCTAACGACGATGGCACTGCAACAATTATCGCTGGCAATCACCAGGTAATGGCTGCTAGGAAACTTGGGTGGACGCATATAGCGGCAGTTCAGATGGATGCCGATGATTCACGGGCTATCGCATTCGCCCTTGCTGACAACAGGACCTCAGAACTCGGCAAGACTGATGATGGGATGATTTCAGATTTACTCGGCTCAATCGTAGACGACTACGGGGACCTATTCAATGGTCTTGGGTGGGATGAATTTGAGATTGCAGCAATGGAAGAGGAATCTTTCATGCAGGAAAGAAATACGGAGTCACGAGAATCACCGCAATACATCCCCCCAGTGATTCAGCCAATCGCCGATATTAATGAGGCAATTCTGTCTTCTATGGTAAAAAAGAACAGCGAAGGGGAATCACAAATAGTGGCCCCCTCAAACGTTGAACACAGGGATATTGCCGTACAAGGCAGTGGCTTGGTTACATCGCAATTAGCGAACACGCCGAAAGCGGTTGTTCAGTACACGATTGTTTTTGATGACCCAGACCAGCAGAGACGCTGGTATGACTTTATTAGGTGGCTGCGCAATGAGGCAGCCTACGATGGCGATACAAACGCAGAGAAACTAATATCGTTCATTGACGCACATTCAGAGTGCTAATTCACCACTTGCCAAGTGGGCAACTAGACCCCTTCAGGCGAACCTTAATCTTCATGAAACAACCACACTCTTTGCACGTTTTGGTGGGCGTGAAGAGCCGGTCACATGCGATGCAAATATTCCATCTTTTAATCGCATAGTTTGGGGCATCCATATCCCCGTCAATGCCTACTTCTGGCGAATCATTTGATTCAGACGACATTTTTTGCCTCCCCCTCAAGGGTGAATGTTTTGTGCGAAATCTGATTGACAAGAACCTGAATATAGGCTGCCATGTCCGCTAAACCAACGACGTCGATTGGCGGCAATCCATCAGAGATGTACTTGACGGCTTTAACAAATTCACCACGTGATACTTTGTCTATGGTTACGACCGAAAGCATTGCTGAGTGTGATTTTGTATCAATTCTCAATTCCCATAGTCGCCCAAGGTATCTTGCCCTAACGGCAACATAGAAACATTCGGTTTCTACTTGTGGGATATCTTTGGGGTCGGTGATAATTGTGAGTTGTTCAGGGTCTGGCGGAATCATTTTTTTTTACCTCAGGCTGGGGCTGTAAAAAAGCCGACAAGAAAACCAACTACACCCGTTATTACTGCAATACCGAGCCATGCAAGTGTCTTCATCTTTTCTCCATCTGCCGATTTTCTATGTAGATTAGCATCATATTCGTTGACGCCAAAGAATGAGCCTTCAAATTCAGAGGCCGAATCACCGTTAACTACGAAGTCGGGGATAAGACTTTCCTCTAAGACGAGGATTTCCATGAGTCGCGAGACGACCTCCCCAGTACTGGTGAACTCACCTGTATTTTCTAAGGTTGTTGATGCCAACTCAACAACATAGTCCTCTAGGTGCCTTAGGTGCATCGTCTACCTATCGCGAAAAAGCAGATGGAAAAATAATAATCCGGCAACTGCGCCCGATATCTCTGGCCCATACCCGAGTGTCCTTAAGTGATGCACGTCGCGGGTTATTGTGCTCCTATTGCGTCGTATCGCAAAAACATCATACGCAAGAACAAATAAGGCAACTGCGAAGGGGCCAGTCAAGTGGGCCTCGTCAAGTTTTCTAAAGACCCTACTCATCGTCGAGCGACAATAGTGGTGGCAATAATTCATCAGCCACCCTTCTTGCATGGTGTTCTTTGAGGGTCAATTCAGCAGTAATGTTCACATCGCCAGTTGCGCCAGACATGATTGAAGCCAAACAAAATGCAAGTTTTTCGGAATGGTCCACTTCGTCTACGTATCGGGCACGTTCGGATGCA